AGAGCAATCGAGGCACTAATAAAATCCAAACAAAGTCATCACATTAGACGTTTCCAGAGTAAACACCATGTCTACCGTCAGGCAACTTACAGAGAAGAAGATTAGGGAACTCTTGGCTGGAGGAACTGCAGATGTGGAAATAGAAACTGATGATTCAACTCCTGGATTTAGCTTTAAAGCGTTTTATGATAGTAACAAAAGTGTTGAAATGACCTTCACAAACTGCTTGAATATCCTAAAGTGCAGGAAGCAGATCTTTGCTGCTTGCAAAAGTGGAAAGTACAAATTCTGTGACAAAACAATTGTTTCCACGGCTGCTGATGTTGGTCCAGATGACTGGACTTTTAAGAGAACAGAAGCCTTGATAAGAGTTAAGATGATCAATATGATAGAGAAGAACAAGAATGAAGCTGCTAAGCAGGAGATGTATTCAAAGGTGATGGAGTTGCCATTAGTGGCAGCTTATGGGTTGAATATTCCTGCTTCATTTGACTCTTGCGCTTTAAGAATGATGCTATGCATTGGAGGGCCTTTACCCCTTTTGTCTAGCATTAAAGGCCTTGCACCAATCATTTTCCCATTAGCTTATTATCAGAATGTTAAAAAGGAGAAATTGGGAATTAAGAATTTCTCTACTTATGAACAGGTTTGCAAGGTAGCTAAGGTTCTTTCTGCTTCTCAAGTTGAGTTTAAAGAAGATTTAGATAAGTTGTTTAAGCAAGCTGTCAAGCTGCTCAGTGAGAGCAACCCTGGAACTGCCAGCTCTATCTCACTTAAGAAATACGATGAGCAAGTTAAATACATGGACAAAGTTTTCAGTGCTAATTTGTCTGTGGATGATTATGGTGAGCACTCGAAGAAGAGCTCAAAGCCTAGTACATCTATTGAAGTGTGATTTAAGCAAAATAATTACTTATATATAAAAATATATATATTTGTTTATATACATATATTCACTACATGTTTGTTTACAAGCTAAATCATGTTTATTTGCTTAATTTGTATTAGTATAGGTAAACAAGTATTTAAGTAGTTTAAAGTATGTTCATAAACTTATATATCTGTGTGTAACCAAGATATACATAAATATATATATATATACATATAGGTATATATATATATGTATATGTATGTTCATAAATACAGATAAGTAGAATTGAAAATATTCAAAAACCCAAAAAATCAAAAACAAAAAATCCAAAAAATCAATAAACAAAAAAATCCAAAAAGACCTCTTCGGAGGCAAACTGTTGGCCTATTATAATCATGAATCTAAATTATTTAATTACCTCAGCAGACTGGTGTGCTCTCTTATAAATAGTTAGACTGGATGTATTACAATGATCCATCAAGATGAGTTCAGTATCTTAAATTGTTTGCTCAAATCAAATTTCTTGATCAAATGAATCAGTGGGTTATTAAATAAATAATTTAATTTACTTAAGTAAGTATTTAGAGGAAGGCTTTAAATAAGTTATGCTAAATAAGTAGATGACTTTACTAAATTAGATCAGATAGTTAAATTCTTAGCCCTAATTTTGCTCTTTAGATATAACATGTTATTTAATAGAGTTTAAATAATGGTCAATGATAGACAAATTCACTTGAAGTGTTAATGTAAAAATAAGTGTCCAAAAAATGGACTAAATAGCAACTATAGTTTTAATTTTGAAATAATTAAGCCAAGTTTGCCTCTTTCGAGGTCTTTTTTGGTTTTTTGTTTTTGATTTTTATGGATTTTCAACTTATTTGATTATGTAATTGAGATTCACTTATTTCCAATAAAGTTTACAATAATTAGATTTGTAGCAATGTGTTTAATTAAATTAAGCATGACTTAAACTTGCATTTAAATTATTTACTATATTTACTTATTAATATATTTATATGTATTTATATTTTATGTTTATATGCATATCTGTATATATGTATATAAGTATACATATATATGTATGTATATGCATATATATATATATATGCATATATAGATATATATACATATAATTATATCTATTTGTAAAGTTTACAATCTATAGCTATTTATTTAGATAATTAAAATAGAATAATTATATCGTATCGTGCTCCTTAAGGTCATTTGAGCTCTACAGTGAAGTGCTGATGTTCCAAAGATTCTTTCCATGATGTTGGTGTAACACTATTTAAGTAACTCAAAGTTGAAAGAGATTTAGGTAGGATTTCAAGAGTCTTTGAAAGAAAGTAGATATTTCCTTCTGCATCTACTTGGTAGTTCAGAATCCTTCCTGAAGCTTCAACATGTTTATTTATTAGTTCTTTATCATACATTTTGAATACAATGATCGGCTTCTTTAGAGTACCGGACAAATTCATTGCAAATTGAGTGTGGACACCCAATAGTTCCTTTACAATCAGTTGATTGTAGTTTGGATCAACATTACAAAAATCAACTAGCCCTATTCTTGCTCCCATTAATCTGTTGCAGTTAATGTGGTTCTTGGCAGGTATCATCAGATGAGAATCAACAGTTTTTGTGACCATCTTAATGATTAGAGTTGTCCTTTCGTTGCTATTGTCAGCAACAGTTTTTGCATAAAAGCAAATCATCCTAGACTTGTTTTCAAATGGAATGCAGAAAGTCCTGGCAAAAGCACCTTCATCTTGAATGCCATGAAATGAAATACGATACTGAGATTTGAGATCAACATCGAGATTTTGTTTGCATGATAGTATCACTGTAGTGTCAGAAGCTAGCTCAGAACCTAGCTGAATGCCTTTGACAATAGATGTTGACAATAACCTGTTAGTTGGAACAGTGTTGTCAGGAAGACTTCTGTGTTTAAAAGATAAAATCTTTTCCCTCGATATGTTCTCTCTCCAATAAGAAGTCGTCTTGCCCATCACAGAAAACCCGTAATCCAGGGAGAAATCACCATTGGTGGCTATGTAGAAGTTGCTCTCACAGCACTCATCCAAACACCAATCTGAAGGAAGGAGTCCATCAAGTTTTATCTTACTCTTCTCATAAAAAGTTTCCTCTGAAATTGTCCCTGGAGTAATAGATAGGGTATCAGTGTTTGGATTGAAGATCTGATTATGCATGGAGAATTTGCAGCCTGTGTTCTTCACACCAGGCTTTTTCACGACCAGGTTCATCTCATGTTCACAGAATGTTATATCTAGGCCAAACTCCTCAAAGTAACTATAATCATGGCATGTATCAATAACCTCAGCTTCATGGATTTTGATATCTTCATTCCTCCCCAGCTCATTGATGCTGAATGCAGATTTAATACCTGCATTATTGTGCATGAACAAATTGAGAAAGTTGACACCTTCTCCAGAGAAGACAGAATAACAATCATTGACGGCTCTGTTGTCTCTCGTTCCATAGCTTTTCACGAATTCTGAAGCAGCACCCTTTGAAGTAGACATGCCTGAATTAGTATTTCTTGATCTTATCGTTGTTTTTCTTGAATTATTAGAAGCCCCGATTGCTCT